CATAACAAACATAATATAAGTTGTTATTTTTTTCATAGCATTTCTCCGTGTCCTTGGTACTAACCTCTGATTTTATCTAGGTCATGTACTTTTGGTATTTCTATTTCCTTTTCTTTGTATTTCCAAAATCCTTGTTTCTCACCTGATTGTATCAGTTCCAAAACTGCAAACTCGATAGCAGTCCTTATTGCATAATTAACAGGTTCGTTTACGGCGATACCTGTTTCCAATTCTAACGCCTTTGTACCCATGTCTAAAAACCTGAATACATCACCACCCTTTGAGTGACTTGCAATGGTCTTAGTCACATTTGTGGTTAACAAAATTTCACCAGTTTGTACTGATACAATTCTCATTGATACAGTCACCTGGTCTACTCTATATTGTTCACTTACACCTAAACCAAAGTATCTTGCACCTGCACCACCTGATTGAGTATTACTATCATAACCTACAATACCACCCTCAATAATCAAACCTGCAAACAACATAGGTTTTAAAACTTTTTGTATATCATTTTCTTCATCATATAAATCTCTTGTGCTTCTAATCAATTGTCTTTCTTTGACAAGATTATCTAAACCATTTCTTTCAACGACTTGAAACCAAGTACCTTTAGAAACGGCCTTCAATGCACTAATAACATATGTGTCACTACCTTGTGTTACAGCAGTTGACAATTGAGAAAACTTTGTACTAGGTTTTCTCTGACCAGTTAGGTCTGTAAATCTATATACGGCAATCGTTATCTTTGGCTGACCATCTAATTCTGGTATTGCCTTTAATAATTCATGTGTCGGTGTACCCTCAACATAAGGCATGTCGCCTTTAAATGTTTTAGTGTTTGTGCCATTCGTAGCACAACCAGTCAGGACTAAGCCGACAATCAATATTTGCAAAAGCCTCAACACTAATCTCTCCTTGCGTCTTCTTTTCCATCTGCTCTACTAATTCTTTCTTCGTCTTGTCTTAGATTTAAAGCGTCTGAAATTTGTATATCTAATTTAATCATATCATTGTTCATGTTCTTAACTCTATTTTCCAAAGCCATTATCATACCATGCATTCCAGATACCTGGCCTACTACGCTTTCTAAAATATATTTTATTACAAGAAAGATGAAAAACCCCATAACGCCAGATGCCGCTACAGGTAATCCAAAACTTTCTAATATTGTCCAAAATAATTCCATCTAATTAAAATACAAAGTCTCCTATCGGCACACTCATAGTTGTAACTGTACCGTTTGCGTCTGTTATTGTTAATGTAATAATTTCAGTAGTAGTATCTTTGACCCAATAAATTGTTGCACCCTCAATCTCGGATGAACCACTTGTTGGACATGTTGTTGTACTACTGTCACAACCCTCACCAAACATATTATCTACTAACTGTTTAGATAGGTTGGCATAAATTCTACTTTCCACATTAGCAATAAACTTGTTAATTGTGGTGTTTTTCTCTGCTCTTTCGGCAGCTGCAGCTTCTGATTTTGCGTCTGCCTCATTGTCTTTCTTTCTCTGTGACTGTAATTGGTCTACTGATAAGACATGCTGAGAGTACCCATTACCACTAAAGGCAGGGTTTTTAAAGCTAAAATCCAGTTGGTCGGCTAATATTGATGTAGTCAGGAAAGGTAATGTAAGTGTCACTACTAGCACCATTTTTTTAAATGATGTTTTCATACCCATATTTATAAGAATTAGTCATTAAATTGACAATGATTATTTGACATATCCGGTAGTCAGTAATTTATCGTGTCAAAATAGTAACTTAGTCTTCTTTATTTTTTTTTTGATTTTCTCTCATGGTCAGGATAGTGTTTAACTTAGACCTCAATCTGATTAGGTCATTATCCAACATACGGATTCTGTCAATTAAACCGATAAGCACTGTACTCATCTCACCTAACTTAACTTTAATTTGTGTTGTGATGTAAAGATAGATAAAGTAAATGAACCACCCTAAACCAATGGCCGCTATCGTGGCGAAACCATACTTATTTAAGACTTCTACAATATCCATTACAAACTCACAAATACGCCTGCAACAAAACCTAAACAGACACCTACTAATATAGACGCAATGATAATTGGGTTATCTTCTTTCATTTTATTTTTGAAATAGATTTGTGTTACCTCATTCTGATTAGATAACCACCTGTCCCATTTACTCATCTTTTTCGCCCTCATAATATTTTCTATACTCATCAAGTGTTGCGTTCTGTTTGATTATGTATGCTCTTATGTGGGCAAAATTCTTTGCTAATACTTCGTAATCGTCATCACTCAAACCAAAAAGGACTGGATCCTTTCCGCTTTCTTTCATCTTGGCAAAAACCTCTTCTGCATTTTCTGAAGTAATGATGATGAAGTTTAACTCATCCATCTTTGGTGTTTCAGCGTTAGGCAGGTTTAATGGTGCTCTTTCTACTTCCGTTTTAAATACCTCTAGTTGTTTTACACTACTACAACTAGTAAGGAATATAATTAGGGTTAGCGATAGAAGGACACTCTGAATTGATTTGAGATTTCTTCGTAGCATTTATTTCTTTTTCCGTTAGTTCAGCACCCATGCTAATTTCCACACATCTCTGTGCATTAGCAGATGCTCTGTTAATAATCTTCTCTATTACTTTGGTTCTATTTAGGGCAAGGTCACCAATGTCCCTTTTTTTACCAGATGCATTTGTTTTATTAAACTTATTATCTAGTGCTTCCATTTCTTTCGCTAAAGTAATAGTCGTTTCTTGCAATCTTTTGTTCGCTTCCATGATATTAGAAAAATCTTTTTTCTGTTGTTCAATGACTGCCTGTTGAGAGCTCACACTCTCTTCTAATTTGATATTGTTCTCTTTGAGAACGGCATTATCAGCCTTGAGTTTGTACACATAGGCAGCGCCACCGGATAAACCGATGGCGACTATACCTATCATAACTAGTTTAGCGGATCCGAACATTAGTCTTTCTTCACCACCGATATAATACCCCAAGCCACGGCTGCATAAGCAGCTATCTTAACAAAGGGTCCTCCTAAAATAATCAACATACCAAGTGCTATTAAACTTGCACCTGACCATGATGATACTTCTTTAACTCTATCTTTTAACCAGTTCATACTTTTTCTCCTGTTATTTGATTTTTTCGTTTCTCTTTCTATGACCATTCCATGCCACAAAACCACCAATTCTTAATGCCCAATAGGCAAGGTAGTTTAGAAAGTAGAAACCGTTTATCTCAATATTGATATCTCTGAAAATTTTGTCTGCTTCTTTTTGGTCGACTAATAACAAAGCGTCTTTCTTCGAAACAGGTTTCAGAGCTGCATACTTATAAGCATAATCATGTACAAGGCCACCAATCAACAATACTCCGACTGGTGATAAGAATGTGGCTAAGAATTTAGGGACACTAGCGCCATCAAATTTAAATCCGGCTGGTATTACATACCATACACCATTGATTTTATAATTAAAGTCTTTCGCTATTTCCCAATGTCTAGTTCCTAGTAACCACATTACTATCGCTGACCAAAAACCTTTTCCTTGCGTAGCAATTTTAATTGGTTTCATATGTGGGTAATCATCATATCTAAAGTTTACCCTTTTCACTTCTTTCTTATCTAATAGATTAATTAGAAAACCAATTAAGATTAATACGATAAGAATTGACCATTGCCAAAACTTCATTGCTAATGTTAGTAATATTTCCATTACTTCTCCTTTTTAATTACTCCTGCTTCAAGCATGTGATTATATAAAGGAGTGTTTTTAATATCTTCTGTTTTAGGACCAAATCCTTTTGAAGACCAGTTTTTTATTTGTAACTTCTTTGCGTCTGCTGTTAAAAATGGTCTCATAGTACCTGGTGCTTGTGATGAATAGTTCGCCTGAAGACCTGTTGCTCTTGGCGCTCTACTACCTTGACCTTTTGGGGGTGTGTCACCAAGGTCAGCAATAGGGTGCATACTATCTAAACCACCTACTCTAACTGTTGGTAATCCCAAAAACTCTTTAAATGATTTAGCCATTATATTTCTCTTTGAATGATTTGTACTCTTTGTCTTCTACAATTTTGACTTCTTCATTAACACCAAGGTATTTATCAGAAATCTTTTCTACTTTGTTTAGAGTGTCAAGTACACCTCTAAGTGTGGTACTATTGTTATCATTCTCTTCTTTGATTTTGTCACTAAGTTTATTCATTATAACTCTTCGTAACATATCTTCGGCATCATTTTCTTTTTTCTTTTTGACTTTCTTGCCGTCTGGATTCATGTCAACACCACCATGAGCTACTGCGTTTGCTGGTGCGTCTTCTTGCATCTTGTTAACTATGTCCTCAGTTGTGTGTTTTCTAAGGAATTCTTTATATTTAATGTTTGGCATAATCGTACTCCGAAACCAGTTGTCCATTGCGTTCATATATATCAACTCCGAAACATGTCATGTATGGTGTTGCGTCAATTTCTGGTATTTCTTTACTTTCTGTTAAAATTTCATCGTATAAGTTTTCTTCTTTCAAGTAAGTGATAACTGCACTTTCGATACAATCTTTATAAGAGGCGTAAGAGGAGTCCTCTTTAATTAACATTGCTAAAGCAACGCCAAATGTACCTAGTCTGCTACCTAATCCTACTTTTCTAAGAATTCGTTTCATATTCCAAGCGAACCTATGTAGTAATGTATAATGTTTTCTATCAGAACCTTTTAGTGTTTTAAAAGGTTTAAGAACATTACCATCTTTGTCGATGATGCCTCTTTTAAAAGCTTCTGTCTTTTCAAAGCCAGTCACCAAGAGTTTAATAACCCTATAGGTAATTAATGCATCTATTGTTCTACTCATAGTTCCCTCAGTTCGTTGTATATGTTTGCATCGTCCACGATATCATTTAGTTCGTGTGGATAGAGATAACTAAGGTAATCTAAAACTGGTTTCAATATCTTCCAATACTTCTTATCAATTTTAAATAGCAGTAATGTTATAGCTGCTTCTGCACCAAAGACATTCTGTAATACTATTACATGGTTTAAAACCAATCGTATTTTTATTTCACCTGTTATCTCGTATTTACGAAACAATCTTTTGAGATATTTAAATCTCTTGATATCATCATAAAATTCAATTTCTGTTTCAACCGTTGGATTATCATAGTTTTGCTGTGCAAAAAATAACCAATTGTCTTTAGTAATCTCTCTAAACATTCACGCTTCCTAGTTAGTTAAACTAACTTGGCGTAAACTTTCGATGTTCCTGTACTTAATGTTTCGTATTTAACCTGTAACTTTAGGCCGCCTTCTTTTCTGTGCGAAATACCATCATCATTTAAATCAGAACCATCTAGGTCTTTACCAAATCTACCACCAAATTGAATAACATCGGCATTAACTGTACCTCTATCGCCTTCACAGGCAACTTCTGATACTGTCAGACCAATTTTATTCAAACTATTTCTTAGTTGTTCAACGGCAGCTTGAGGATTTAGATATTCCTTTTCTGCAATTGCACCAACAAAAGCGTTTACTTTCTTCAATACATCTTCGTCATGGATGTTTGCTAGTCCTACAGCACCGTCACCAACATGTTGACCGTCCATACCACTAGTATTAACACCTAACGGCGACATACTTTCTTTAATGTGTTGTTTAAAAGTTTTCATTTCTTTCCTCTTACTTATATTTATCTGATACCTTTTTCGTTCCGTCAGAACGAGGTATCAATCCTTTTGCTTTCAGATGAGTGATATCTCCGAAGCCAGCCTTACCTGCCTTATGCCTTTTCATTGCATCAGCAGTATCGGGTGCTTTTTCTCCCAAAACATCATCTTCAAAATCTTTTAAATTTTCTCCTAAGAGAAATGATTTAAAGTTTTTCATCTTCCTTTTTCTCCTCAACCATACTAATCATTTTATTAGTCTGTTGGATTGCACCATTAAGAGCATTTAAATTACTTCTTAATGACCCTAACTGAGTTTCTATCTGTACGATATCTTTTCTTACAGCATCAAATTCAGTTTGTAACTTTGTTCTTTCTTCAATCAATTGTTCTTTTGATATAGACATTATATTCTCCTTTTAATTATATATTAAGCAACTGTTGGATTGTGTCCGCCAATTACATACCATTTAGACGCTTTAAAAATACATACTGCACTTTCGCCTGGTGCATCTAATGTAATAGTTGTGCCACCTGCTAAGTTAGCCGGTGTAATAACTACATTGTTAGTACCACTTGTTGATGTATTTAAAATCATCTTAATTTGACCTGCTGTACCATCTGCTAATGCGCCTGCGTGTGTAGCTGATGTTGCATTTACTTCAGTTACAGCTGATGTTACATCAATAGCTGTTGCTGATGAACCGTCTGCTACAATTGCCTGTGAAGATTGTGCTAGTCCTAACCAAGTAGGAATATAATTAAAGATGTTTTCTGCTGAAACACTTTTGTTAATAGGTGTACCACTTGGGTCATCTACTACATGAAACAGGTCTACACCTGCTAAAGCTGTACCTAGATTGGTAAGCTGTGTTATTTTCTTATCTGCCATTTTTTTCTCCTGTTAACCCCTTAGGGAATGCTACTGTAGCCAGTTGACTACATCACTTTGTTCATATAATTATTTATACAAGAAAAGGGGACCTAAGCCCCCTTTTCAATTTTGTTATGCTGCTACTGTAATTGTACCAGCTGCTGTACCAATATCAGCGGAGTTAGTTATTGTAGATACTGTTGCTGTACCTGCGTCTTTAACTGTACCACCGTTTAATGACATTGCATTTGCACCAATTGATAGAACATCACCAGCGTTTGTAGCTGCGTTAGCGGCTGCAATTGCTAATGTAAATACTAATTCGTTAGTACCTGTACCACTTGCATATGATAATGTGTGATTTGTTCTTTGGTCATTTACAACTGTAAGCTGAGGTGTACCTGTTACATCTACTGCTTCATTAAATCTGGCTGTTACTGATAATGTACCACCATCTGATTTATCAAATGCTGTGATATTAAAATCAATACTTGTAATGTCAGCGGCACCAAGAGCAGTTTGTAAATCGCCGATGGCAACTAAAACTTCTGGTGTAGCGCTTGTATTATCGTTACCTGACTGAATAGAACCTGCTTCTCTAACCCAACCTTTTGAGGTAGCGAATACCTCTTTCTTTTCGGCTGTAGTTAAGTTTTTAGGCTTACTCTCGTCAGAGTCCGTTGCTCCCCATAAACTCATATCTTTTCTCCCTTTATAAAGTTAAATAATAATTCGTATATTATGTGTTATAACAGGACTATTTATATGAGTTGGTTACTTGAAACCTAGTTTTTTGAGTTCAGAGATTGTCTGTGAGGCAGTTTTGAATGTGATACCTGTACCACCTGCTCTATTGAATTCAGCAGTATTCTTTTCGTAATCATCAATCAGTATAGAACCAGGACTTGCATAGTTCTTTTTTTGACTTCTCATCACAAGATTGATTTTATTGGCAGGTATGCCAGTGTTCTTCATAGCCCACTTCTTCTTGCCTGGAATGCAATTAGGGTCGTGAGCATGTTCTACATAAGCACTTAGTATGTGAGGATTGTATTTCTTTACAAAGGTAAATAATTTCTTACCCTCATTCAACCAAGGTCCGTCAGACCAAAACTTTTTGTTTGCGATGATTGGATCCCAACGCTCTTTTCTACCAAGTTTAGTCCATTGATTGATTGTAAGACCAGTAGTCTTCTCAATATTCTTAACAAAATCGAAAAGAACACCATCCATATCTAAGTATATTCTAGGTAAATTTTTCATAGTGTATCCTTTTCTTTATTATGTGTATATCCTAACATACTTCCACACTAAAGGCAAGCACTATTTTGCTTATTTATTGTATTTAATTGTTGGATTTACTTCGATTTCACTTGGTTTTTCTTCTGTATCTGTTCGCTTTTTGTTCTTTAATTCAGTTTCACTGACCTTTTTCTCTTTAGTAGGTTCAATTTCTTCTTTTTTCATCTTATCTCTAAGAGCTTTGTATGCAATACCTACCTGTAAAAGAGGTTCACCAGTTTCAGGATTAACCATCTTCTGTGTGTCCTTTTGAACAGCCTTAGCTTTCTCTAAGTCAACCTTTTGTTTTAGAAGTGTGACTTCATCGCTTTTTTTTTCTAATTCTTTTTTAGCAGCGTCTTCGTCTTTCTTAGGTTCTTCTTTTTTAACCTCTTCTTCTTCAACTTCTTTCTCTTTCTTTTCGCCAGCTGCTTCTTTCCACATATCTAATACGGTTTCTGAAACAGTTTTGATGATTTCTTTTTCACCTTTGGCATCTTTCTGAGATTGATTTGCTTTCTTAGTTTGTCCCATATGGCTTTCCATGTGATACCCTTTGCCATCGCAATGGTCACACCCTTTACCTTTACACTGAGGACATTCTACTTTTTCTTC